TGCTGTCCAATAAATAATATTAGAATCTTCACTTGTAAATTGTGAAATAAGTTTCTTTGAGATTTTTACGTTATAGGTTCCTTGAACCATTTTTAGATTTGCAATATTAATAATGAATTTAAATGACTCGTTATTATATCCTCCATCAACTGTAATTGAATATTGATTTGCAGTGCTATTATCCGGATCTACTACTGATAGTTTAATAGCGCCACTGTCTGCTTCAACTAACATTTGGCTGTGCCCGAAAATCGCTGCAGCTTTTTTGATTCCATTTACTGTAGTTTCATCAAGTGTAAACCACACATCTTCTTCAGGCATAGTGATTGGTTTCGTAGGTGTAGTAAGAATCTCTGGATCGGCATAGTAATATTTTACAATAGCCCTACCTGCGTTTCCACCAATATAAATGTTGTCTTCGCCAAATGAAACCGAAGGTTTATCTACTAATCCTAACACATTTAAGAACTCTTGTAAATCATAAATGCCAGCCATTGTACCAAATTCTTCACTTACAGTAGCTTCGGCAAGAATGTTCTTAGCCTCAGATATTGTCATAATCTTGTTACCAGGTTTAATAACAATATTACTATTGATAGCAGCAAAGTTCTTTAGAACATTAACTGTATTTGCACTAATTTCCATTATAAAAAATCCTTATAGTTTGCAATTCCAAGATGAGCATTTGATCCATTTTTGTCTACATAATGTAAAAACATTTGATAACATTTATCATATAGTAATTCCTCTCTCCAATGTTTTTGCGCGATCCCATAGTAAAACACGGCATCACCAGGACCCATTATGTATTTTTGAATAATATTGTTAGTTTCGGTATAAAAAGGCCAACGTTCATATTCAGGCGTATTAAGTAAATTTACAGTTAAAGAATATTCACATTTACCATCATCGGTATGTTCTACTAATGTAGATCCTTTAGTGTATATACGACTGTAGTCATTAGTAGGTATTAATTCTTTTTTAAATATTTCTGAAACTCTTTCAGTTTGAGAAAGATGAAATTTTTGTAATGCTTTATAATATCCCTTAGTAGTTTCATTTGTAATTTGATTGTCTTTTTCGTAATTTAAGTATTTACTTTTTGCTAAAATTTGTACAAAATGATTACACGTATTCTGATCTATAAAGTTTTTTATAAGCATTTATTTTATCTTACTAAAGTTTTTATCCTTGACGAACTCGAGTTTATTCTCAAATTTACCATCAAGCATCTCACCCTTATGCGAGATAATAAAGATATTTGTGTCATCACCAAGCGTGTAGATGATCTTCATAAGATTGTCAACACCCTCATGATCAAGAGAGCTGTCGAAAGTCTCATCTAAAATGAGTAGATTAGTGGCAACACTATTCTTCATCTTTGCAATTTGGCGCCACGTGAATAGAAGGGCCAAGTCAATACGCTGCTTTTCACCTTCAGAGAACGAATCATACGTGAACGAGTCACGGAATCGAGATCTGATGGTTTCTTGAAAAGCTTCATCCAGATTAAATGACACAAAGAAGTCAAGGATCTGTAAGTACTGATTGACAAGCTTATTTATTACAGGCAGATATTGTTTAATGATTTTTGTTTTGATTCCTGTGTCTTTTAACATCTCTAGTATGACACCATTATAACTCAAAGATTCATTTAAGTACAATCTTTTTTCAAACAAATTATCTTTTTTATTATTAAGCTCTGCCAAATCTTCTTTAGACTTGGCTACATCACCATCATTGCCGCGTATCTTTGATATGGCAGTGGTGAGATTTTGTACTTGTCCTTGCAGCCGTACGATTTCTCGATTGTTAGTAGATATAGATGAGGTTTTATCTCTAATCGCATTAGCGGTATTGTGTAACCCTTCAAGAGCTGATTCCACAATAGACGACTGTGCAGAGACATCATCCAAAGCTTTTTGAATTTCGGCTGCTTTAGTTTTGGCGGTAGACAGCTTCTCTGATCGAAGGTCTGCACTAATATCTTGGGAACATGTGGGGCATGTATCATTTTCTTCGTAAAACTTTGAGTCCTTGACGAGACCTGAGACTTTTTGATTGAACTCTGCCCTGTAGTGTAATAGCGATTGTTTTTTGTCGTGGTTCTTTTTAAGATTTTCTTCGAGGCCATTGGAAAGCTCATCGATCTCTTCTGTAAGAAGCCCGTTCTCGCTGTTAAGCCCATCGATTTGATTTTCGGTTTCTTCAATTTCATCTTGCTTTTCTTCGATCTGACCATTGCTTAAGTCCTCAACTTCTTTAATATACTTTTTCTGTAAATCAATCTTGTCTTTAGTAAGCTCAAATGTGTAATCGTTATCTTTTATATTCTCTTTTAGTAGGCCATTCTTTTCTTTTAATAGGCCATTCATTTTAGAGAAAACATTAATGTCCAGAAGATCCTCGATAACATCACGTCGATTCTGTGCACTTAGCTGCATAAACGGAATGAAGGAAGATGAGCCTAGAACAACGATCTGGTGGAACGACTTATGGTTCAACTTAATGATGTTTTGTTCAAGGATCCTCTGGTACTCTTTTGAGTGAGACGATTCATTAAGCATCTCACTGCCTTTCCATATCTCAAACTTATTTGGCTTAATGCCACGTACAACACGAAAGTCTGAGCCTAACGCTTTAAATGTAACCTCAACAACACAGCCCTTATTATTAATGCTGTTTACTAGTTGAGGTTTACTAATATTTCTGTGTGCCTTTCCAAACAAAGAAAAGCTAAGAGCGTCAAGCATAGTGGATTTACCAGCACCATTATGCCCAACAACTAATGTAGTCTTATGGGACAGAAAATCAATTTCAGTCCACTTATCACCCGTAGACAAAAAGTTACGGTATTTTAAAGTTTTAAATACGATCATGCTATTTCGAGAGCTTGTGCCTCTGTCATTAGTTCATGCATTTCTTTTTTAATACGATCTTTATCAAGTTCAGTATCAACTGCATCAACATAACTGTCTAGTAATACCGAAGTATCCTCAACAGACACACCCTCATCCTCCACGTTATCCCCAAGAAACTCGTTGAAATTTTCAGCAATCTTTAATTCATGTATTGCCCTATTCTGTATTCTATCAACAAATTTATCAAATGTAAACAGGTCATTTTTGTGTTTTACAACTATTTTTACAAACTTTTGATCTACTTGACTTAAATCGTAGTCATCATAGTTAGTAGTTGCATCGTCATAGTATATACGGTGGTACAATGTATGCGGGTTGCGTATGGCAGTCATCACACGCGTCTCAGTGTCCAGTACGTGGAAGTATTTGTTGTCATGTGCATCATTCCAAGAGAACTCAAGCTGAGATCCAAGATATGTAATATTGTCTTGTTCTGACTTAGTATGGAAGTGGCCAGATAAAACCTTTTCGAATCTATTAAAAATAGCACGGTCAAGACCATGAGGTGCCTTCATACCACGAAACAATTCATAGCCAGCAATCTCGAAGTGACCGCCGATCCAGTCACACTTTGCATTTTTTAAAAACTCGTATGACCGTTCTTCGTTCTCTTTATCAATCCATGGCACTAGACCCATTTTCATAGAACCGTATTCCATCACAGTAGGTTCATGAATAATATTAATCTCGTTCATATAATGACCGAGTAGTTCTTTTAAAGAGTTGAGTTCACCAGTATTTTTATAGTACGTATCATGATTCCCACGGATAATGTCCATGGTCATTCCATTGTCTCTTAACGGTTTAAGAAAGTGATTACGGTTACGGTTAAGGGCACGGAAGTTAATAAACTTCCGGTTATCATAGTAATCACCAAGATGCAGCACATGGCTAATACTATGTTCCACACAATGAGGAAAAAATACATCACCGTAAAATTTTTCTGCATTATCGATAAAAATGTCAGAAGAGTTCCTAGTACCAGCATGGGTATCATTCAGTATGGCTATTAGCATCTAAAATATTTTTCTCCGGTGTCCATCCAAGTTTAAGAAGATATTCAATATTGGCTTTTGTGTGCACTCGCTCTCCGTGAGGATTCTTACTGCGGTATTCGCCATCGAACCCCATAATACGCGCGACTGAGGCAACATGTACAGCATTACCTGTTCCAATATCTAAAACCTTCTCTTCTATTGTATCATAGTTTTGATAGATTGTAAATATGCCTTTACATAAATCTTCGCGATGAATATAATCACGATAATGATTTTCATTAATGTAAGTCACATTGCCCTTTTGTAAGTTGCGGTACAACATGTCTTCTCGGCCTGGCCAGACAGTATGAAATCTCATACCTTTAGCATTATAATCAGTAGCTGCTACCTCACACATTTTCTTTGTGGCAGCATATGGGTTTCCCCACCATTCATATGCATTTGATGATGAAGCATATAACATCTTATTACAAAACTTGTCAGCAAACTTAAGAGCTTCAATAGTTCCATTGACATTATTATCATAATACATTTCTGGTTCTTCAAATGATCGGCGAACACCTGCAATGGCTGCAAGATGAATTAGACCATCCCACTTCATTGTCTTGTAGTTCTCCCAAGCACCAGGATATCTAATGTCACCGGCAAACTCAGTTACATCATAACCTTTTTCATTGAATACTTCTTTTAGGCGTGAACCTACGCATCCCTCTGTACCAGTCATTAAAATATTATTCATAAAAAATCTCCAAGGTCTGAATCAGTGGATTTGCCGGTGCGCTTACTTAATTTCTTTTTCTTTTTTTCTTTTGTGGCGAAATCTTTAAACTCAGTATCTTTCTCACGAACCCTGTCAATACGATCTTTCAATTGACTTACAAACGCTGTCACCACTTGACCAGATGTAGTACCACCAGTATCAATAATAAATTCTTCTACACCCGATTGAGTCATATATTTAATCTTCACATCTTGCTGTTTCTTTTCTTTTGCAATGCGGCGTAGGAAAGCATACCATGAAATTTGAGTAAAGTAGGCAAAGGCATTAGGTTTACCTGTACGTGTAGCAGCCTCAAGATTATAGTTTTCAATTGCCTTTAAACAGTTTTCAACTGCATCCATAACCATCTCCTCTCGATAAGTATATCGAATGAAGTTTGATTTATGAGAAAGGCCTTCAGCAATTTTAAGAAAGCATGAAGCAATGTAATCAGGAACAATGGGTAATTCATTGCCCGCATCTCTTGCTTCATTTAAGATGGTAACGTAGTCAACAACTGCATACGAGAAGTCTCTATTGTTGACGTAATGTGGTTTGTCCTGTGGTTTCATAATATATTTCCTTCAATTAAACCTATTATAAAATATTAACTCAAGCATGTACACAAAATTATTTTACAAAAATGTTAAAATAACTATGTACAAAACCAACATATGGCTGTATAATTAAAGAGTGTTATGTTGAGGGAGGAGAGTATACCCTATTCTTCTTCTTTAGTTTTATATTGCCATTCATCGGTATGGCCAACAGACCATTTTGGTTCAGTTTCTACTGCATAATTTTGTGTGCACACTTTAAAGTCTGGCCTTTTCAGATCAGCAGGAGTTAGTGAGCTGTCTCGCCATATAACCCTGTTGTTCGGCTGAGCTGCAAATTGTCCGTTGTCGAGTCTAATGACGTTGAATGTTTTATGCTCGGGATCTTGCTCACTGAAATTGGTGTCAATGGTGGAAGTGTCACGATGCGCATTGTCAATTGTGAATTCATATTCACCTGCGTGCATTTTTCTATCTTTACCAAAAAATTCACATCTAGACAAGATTGGCTTTTGTAATACGGTAATGTCGTAGTCGAAGCAATCCCAAAGCTGAAGAACATCGAGAGGCAACTGATCATCAAGATTAATATTTTCTTTCCAAACGAAAGCCGAGATAGGTAGTTTATCATAAAGTGCACCGTAGTCTGTTAGTAGAGTTTCGAAGTACAATGCCTTACTCTGAGTCGATTTGACACTAATCCATATGCCAGGTG